AAATGAAAACAATGAGAAGTATTGATGGTAAAAGAATATTTCGAGTAACAGATGAAAAAGCAGCAGAAATGTATCACAGTGGTGATGCACAATATGCATCAAAAGAAGAATGGAAAAGAGAGGTTCGTGATGTAAATAAACCAACAGAAGAACCTAAAAAGAAAACAAAGAGTAATAAACCCTCTAAAGCACAAAAAAGACAAATGAGGAAAACATTATAAGTGTTAAATAAATATATAGTTATAACTACAATATTATTTTTAATAAATAATATTCTAATATGGTATCAATTAAATTCACAATTAGTATGGGATTGGGCTAAGGGAACAAAAGCAATTTGGATTAGTTGTCTTATGGGTATTCCTATTAGTTATATGTTTTGGTTGGCCACTAAATTAGGTTATATTGGATTTGGAAATCTATGGGCTGTGAGGTTTATGGGATTTGCTACATCAATGTTAACATTTCCAATCATGACTTATTTTTATTTAGGAGAAGCCATTTCTTTGAAAACTGGAATTACTATTATATTAGCTATTATTATAATGTTATTGCAATTGATCTAAAGTTGCTTAGTTGCGCTATAACTATTATATAAAAAATAAAAACGATTAAAAAAAATAAATTAAAAAAAAAGCTTGGATTATAATTAAAAAGGGTTGTATATTGTAATATGAAATATTTTTATGAAAGAAGTACCATAACTGATAAAACAAATCCTGTTAATAAAACTTATGATGAAATATTAAGTATGAATCAGGAAGAAATAGATTCTTGGATTGATGATTTGAGAAAAGATGTTATTGATAGGTGGGATAATGACGGAACACCTCCAGTAATTGGTAAAAACGAACAGCAAATTATTAATAGTTGGAAGAAGCTAAAGGATTATGATACAAGTAAATTCTGGTTTAATGATGATAATTCACTTGGTGTAATAAAGAATTTTTCTAAACAAGCGTCAGGTATTAATCAATTTTTTCCAACAATGTTAAAGACTAAAATAAGTACAGGTATATCTTCAGAAAATGCTAAATCTATTTATGATTCTTTTAAAGATGATGATTTAAGGGAAAATTTTAAGAAATCAATAATGAGATCTATTCGCAGAGATTCTATGTATTCATATAGTAAATGTATAAAAAAAGATGATATTAATGTAGAATCTTTAAAAGAATTATTTCTTAATTATAAAGATAATGATGATGAAGGTGTATTTATTTTGAGACATAAACATAATACTCCAGTTTATAGTAATTCAGATTATAAATATGTAACTATTAAGTCAGATGAGATTAGAGTTTTATATAAAGCTGGTATTATTACAGATAAAATGATTTCAAATATTGAAGTACCTGTTGATGAATTATGTGAGAAATTTAATTTAAAAAATGGTGATGTTAGATATTGGGTTCATTTAATCAGAGTATATAAAAAAGATACAAGAATATTTCCAGCGGCATTACAAGTATTTAGATTAAGTCTTGGACAACCTGCTGTAAATTTTCCACCATTAACTGCAAAGTTTTTATATGAAAAATATACAGAACATATAGATGGTGATTTAGTTATATATGACCCGTCATCTGGATGGGGTGGTAGGATTCTTGGAGCAATGTGTTCTAATAGAAAAATACATTACATAGGAACTGACCCAAATCCTGATAATTATGATCCAATAAATAGATATGAATATGTTGCTAAATTTTTTCATCAAAATTGTGGTAACAAATTTATAGGTGAAGATGATAATACTTATGAAGTTCATATGAATGGTTCTGAAGATTTTGATTTTGGTGATTATAGTGGTAAATTAGATTTTATTTTCACTTCACCACCTTATTTTAATCGTGAACAATATTCACAGGATGAAAATCAATCTTTTAAAAAATTCTCACAATATGAAGATTGGAGAGATAATTTCTTAAAACCAACATTAACAAATTGTTTTAAGAATTTGAAAAATGACCGATGGTTAGCTTGGAATATAGCAGATATTAAAGTTGGTAATGATAAATTTGTACCATTAGAACAAGATAGTATTAATATTTTAGAAAATTTAGGTATGAAATATAAAGGTAAAATTAAGATGTTAATGACAAGAATGATGGGTATTAAACCAAAAGATGTAAAAAATTCAGTAAAAATAGATGGAACATATTATAAATATGAACCTATATTAATGTTTTATAAAGATAAATAGTGAGGATAAATAAGATGAAACTTGAATCAAAAGTATATAATTTTTTAAAAAAAATAAAAGAAAATACATTTAAACCAGATTTAAATAGTAATGGTGAACCTAAAAAAACAGATACTGCAAAACGTGCAGAAGGTGATATTTTAGAAATTGCAAGAGGTTTGGGTTTTCAGGAAATACCTACAGATACTTTTAGAGAAATTAAAAAAACTATAAAAGATAATCATAAATATCTTATTGGTCCTGCCTTATCAACTGCATTAAATATGAAGGATCCAACTTTACCTGATGGTATAAATAATTTTGGAAAACGATTAACTAAACTCTTAAATGTTATAGATTCTATTTATACAAAAGATATACCTATTATTATCAAACACCCATCGAATATAAATAGATTTCCAGATTTTTTAATATTATTTCAGAATAGAGTTTTTTATCTTGAAGTAAAGACACATTGGTATAAACCAGATTATGGAAAAAATCCACCAAAACATTTTGCAATATATTTTGAAATAAATTATAAACTTGGAGAAAATGCATTTACTTTTGGTAAAAATATGGTTGGTATACATGACCAGTGGGAATTAGAAGATAGACAAAAATCTGTTGAAGATAAGATAGGTAAATTACAAAAAGAATATAATGAATATGCATCTAAGGGAAGAGATGGTTTAAATTATTTTAATCCAGGAGGTAGGTCAATGGGAAGTGTAATTGCAACTGAAACTATGGTACACGATCCTAATTTGGAAAGATATCAAAACGAAGTGTATGATGTAATTAAGGGTGAGTCTGGGTATGATAAACTTAAACCTAATTATGATTTAAAAGATAATGAAGATGTATTAGATGAACGATGGAATGAATTTGTAAGATTATAAAAATAATAAGAGGATAAAATGAAAAAGTTAAGTTCAGAACAAATAGAAGCAAATTGGAAAACATTAATAGATATTATTAATAAATATGTTGGTGATGATAGAAAAAAATCTTTATTGAAGTTTTATGATGACTTTCAAGAAAGAATGATGTTTGCACCGGCTAGTGCAAAGGGACATTATCACAATGCAATGCCAGGTGGGTATGTTGAACACATATTACATATTGTTAAATTTTCCTTACAAATTAAAGAATTGTGGGAAAAGGGTGGAGCTACTATTAATTTCACAGATGAGGAATTAGTATTTGCAGCTTTACATCACGACTTGGGTAAAGTTGGAGATTTAGATAATGATTATTATGTACCACAAGATTCAGATTGGCATAGAACAAACCGTAGTGAGATATATAAACATAATCCAGATCTTCAGTATATGAAAGTACCTGATAGAGGTTTATGGTTACTTCAACATTATGGTATAAAAGTTACAGATAAAGAATATATAGGTATTAAATTAGCAGATGGTTTGTATGATGAAGGTAATACAACATATTTGAAGTCTTATAATCCAGATTATAAATTAAGATTTAATTTACCATATATTTTACATCAAGGTGATATGATGGCAACTCATATTGAATATGATCAATGGAAAAGGAGTAATAAAACTTCTAATAAATCTATTGAACTAAAAGTTCCAAAAACAAAAGAAGAGCAACAAAAAGTAGATAAACTTAAAAATAAATTTGACGAATTGTTTTCTGCTTAGGAGATAGAGTATGTGGTGGTTATTAACAATATTATTTTTCTTAATTAGTGTAGGTTTATCTACATTGTTATTTTTTGCATTAAGAAGAATAAATCAATATGAAGGTTTGATTATAGAGTTTCAACAAATAATAGATTTCGCTGCTGAAAAAATGAAGTTAGTTGATAGTAGTGGACATTATGAATCTGACGATGAAACTGGATTTTTCTTTCAACAACTAAAAGAATTACAGGAGTTATTAAATGGAATCTTTGAAAACGAAACAACAGAGGAGAGTGGTGGTGTCAAAAAAGAAAAAAGCTAAAAAGAAATTATATTTTGGTATGGAAGTTCAGGACGCTATTATAAGATATAATAGTACAGATGATCCGGTATTAAAAAATAAGATATATGGTGAAGAAATACATAAAGCATTCGATAAACTTTGTGAGAATATAATTAATACATTTAAATTTACTTATTTTGATGATGGGTTTGAAGATGTTAAAAATACAGTAATATCTTTTTTAGTTATGAATATTCATAAATATGACCACACAAAAGGTTCAAAGGCTTTTAGTTATTTTTCTATTGTTGCTAAAAATTATTTGATATTACATAATAATACTAATTATAAGAGATATAAAACTCATGATAGTATAGATGTATTAGATTATCAAGGTACAAGTAGTCATAGACGAATAAAAAACAAAGAATATTTTAAAGATTTTACTGAAGATATTATTATTTATTTTGAAAAAAAGATACCTTGTATTTTTAAGAAAAAAAAGAAAAATATAGAAATTGCATATGCTATCTTGGAGATTTTAAAAAATAGAAATGATATTGAAGAGTTTAATAAAAAGTCAATTTATATTCTAATACGAGAAATGACTGATGTGAAAACTGCTGATATTACTAAAGTTGTAAATATTTTTAAACAGTATTATAAAAAATTATTTAAGGAATTTAGTGAAAATGGATATATAGATATGAAAGATAATAAATTTTTCTAAGGAATAATACTTTAATAAAAATATAAACCCCATTATTTTTTTAATGGGGTTTTTTTTATTGTAAAATCTCTAATAATGATATTTATATATGAATAATTGTATAATTACGGAGACTCTATGAAATCTGACAACGAAATATTTGAAGGAAAGTCATTCCAAGACTTGACAAAGGATATATATGAAAACACACAAAATAAAAAGAAACAAATAGATTTATTAATATCTGAAATACATGGATTTATTACAACTATTGATGATGTTATAATGGTTGCACCTATAATTAAAGAGTATATGGAAGTATCTGTTAAGAATGATGAACATTTAGTTAAACTTGCAGGTGTATTACAACGTATTATAAGTAAATCTACTGGGGAATCCGAAGAAAGTATGTTACTATCAGAATCAGAAAAAGAAGAATTAATGGGGACTTTACAAGACACTGTAAATGATTTACAAAAAGAAAATGATAGATTAGAAAGTATAAAACAAAAATCTTTAAATGTGGGAGATAATAGCTAATGGGGTCTATGTTTGTCGAAGTACAAAATCCTTCAAAAAAGAAGAGAAAGGCTTGGGAGCCACCACCTAAACCTCTTTTATCATTTATGCAATTTGTACCAGCTATAGTACAGGATGTTGTAACTGGTCCAGGTTCTAGTATGTATAGGACTATGAGAGATATTAATTCTATTATTGCAAAACCACATTATGAAGATGCATTTGGTAGTGGATATGAAAAAATGGGAAAGGTGATTAATAATGTAAAATATTACCCTTTATTTAGAGGAACAGTAGATACTCCCATAAAAGGAGATCAAGTATTAGTGTGTACTTTTGGAGGAGAAAATTATTATATTGGACCAGTAAATACTATTAATAGTCCAAATTGGAATCCAGATCATTTAAATAATATAGATGAAAATCTTACAGGTAAAATAATTAAAAAAGTAAATTCTATTAGTAGATGGGGATTATCTAAAAATTTTAAACCATTACCAATTACAAGATTATCTAAACTTTATAATGATGATCTAGATGGAGAGCAGGTATCAATTAATGATATTACAGGTGATACTACATTTGAGGGTAGATATGGTAATAGTATTAGGTTGGGTAGTAGAGATGTAAATCCTTGTATTATCATATCTAACGGAAGAAGTCCATATAATATTATGGAAAATATATCAGATAGTGGATTGATAAGTTTTACAGAAAAAGGTTCAATTACTCAACATTTTAGTGGTTATATGGATTTAGAAAAAGAAGAAACTGTTGTTGGATTTACATTAGCTTCTGATATGGTGAAAGAAAATCAATATTTAATAGGTGATGGTTTTTATAATTATGATTATTCAAAACCACAATTATTCCAATCTTCCGATAGAATAACATTAAATGCTAAAAAAGATGGATTATTTTTATCATCTTTTGGTAATACTATTATTGGAACTGGAGAATCTTTTATTGTTAAATCTAAAACCGATATAATGTTTGATTCCGATAATATTTATTTAGGGAAGGGTTATGATGATAGTTCTTCTTATGAAATGGATAAATTGGTTTTAGGTGATAAATTGAATGAAGTTCTTGAAGATTTAGTTAAATTATTGGAAAGTGCTACTGCACTTGTACAAGGTGTTCCAGTACCACTAACAGATACTACAGGTGCACCACTATTACCTAAGATACAACAATTAAAGACGAAACTTAATAGTAATGAACATTTAAGTAATAAATGTCATATTGAAAAAAATAGTAAATAATAGGAGTTATAATGAAAAAATCAGAGTTAAAGTTAATGATAAGAGAAGTAGTAAGAGAAGAAATTCGTTTAGGTTTAAAAGAAATTCTAGGTGAAATTAAAACACCTCAACGGACTATAGAAGAATCATTAAATGAAAATACTATAAAAAAGATAAATAAACCAAAAAAGAATTATTCAACAAATTCTGTATTGAATGATGTGTTAAATGAAACTGCACTTGGAGAAGAATGGAAAGATATGGGAACTACAAATTCTCAAAGAGTTTTACAAGAAACTTCTATCCCTTCAACTTCTAATAACCCAAGTGATCCAATGAATAAGTTATTAAATAAAGATTATAGGGGAGTTTTAGAAGCGTCAAAACAGAAATCTAAGGCCAAACAAGGGATGAATTAAATGGGTTTAACAAAAGATATAGAAAATGCATTTTTAAAATCAGTTGGTTGGACATCGGATGTTCCTAAAGGTAGTTATCCAGAATTAGCTAAAGACTTAGCGGATGCTTTAGTTAATTTTTTACAAAAACAGGAATTTACAATTACGGATATGAAGGCTATTGTAAAATTAGATAAATTGGAAACTACTTCTGATGTATATGGAAATGTAAAATCACAGGTACAAGCAGTTATACCATCCGGTATGGTATCACAAGGTACAAGTCCTGCTGTAATTCCAAACCCAGCACCATTACCAATATCTATTAACACCTCAAGTGGTATGAGAGGTGTTGTTATACCAAAATTAAGATTAAATAAAAATTCAGGTAAAACAGGTGGTAATATGAATGCAGTCGGATATGCATATGTAGGTAAAAATCCTGTAAGTCCAGATGTTTCTGGAGAAAAACATTCAACAGTTAAATTAATTGAAGTTAAGGATAAATAATATATGGCATTTATAGATACATCGATAACAGGATCCTTTAAAGATGATAGAGATCAAAATGTATTTATTGGTATAGACTTACCTTTTTATAGATCTCTTGGTAGTGAAGGGTATTTTGCATCCACTACAACAACTATATCTGCAGTAAAAAATAATATTAAAAATTTAATACAAACAGAAAAAGGTGAGAGATTATTACAACCAGATGTTGGTATAAATTTAAAAAATTATTTATTTGAACAAATAACTACAGATTTATATAGTAAAATTGAAGAGGATATATTATCCACTTTAAATTTTTGGTTACCATTTGTTACTATAAATAAACTTGATATTAATATAGATAATTCTACTTTAGATGATAAAAATACAATAACTATTAATATTGTTTTTAGTTTGACTCAAACACCTTCTATACTAGAGTCCATTCAAATAGAAATATAATTTAGGAGAAAATTATGCCATATACGGATAATGATATAAATGATAAAAATGTTAGTTATACCAATAAAGATTTTTTAGGATTGAAAAAGGCTCTTGTTGAGTATGCTAAAGCATATTTTCCTAATACATATAGAGATTTTAATGAAACATCTCCTGGTATGATGTTAATTGAAATGTCTGCTTATGTTGGTGATGTTCTTTCCTTTTATGTAGACCAACAATTTAAAGAAATGATGTTACCACTTTCAGAAGAAAGAAGAAATATTATAAACTTAGCACAAACACTTGGTTATAAAGTAAAGTCGGTAAATTCTTCTTTTGTAGATTTAAATTTTACACAGACAGTAGGAGTAAATTCTACTGATGATGGTACTATAGTTCCTAATTATAATGATGCAGTTACTTTAGAAAGTGGTATAAAAGTTTCATCTAAAACTGATGCTAATATTATTTTTGAAACATTAGCACCTATCGATTTTAAAGCTAGTAGTTCTATTGATCCAGATCCAATTCCATCTGGTGTAGATTCCGATAATTTAACAAATGAATATACTTTAACAAGAAAGGTTAGAGCAATTGGTGGTAATAGAAAAACAAAAATATTTACTGTTGGTCAACCAAGTAAATTTTTAGAGTTAAAAGTACCAGATAAAAATGTTATTGAAATAATAAGTATAACAGATTCTAGTGATAATGAGTGGAGTGAAGTTGATTATTTAGCACAAGATAAAGTTAGAATTGATACTTTTTATTCAGGTAGTATGAGAACTACAGCATATTCTTTATCGGATGCAAGTATTGGTTCTGTTCCTGTTCCATTTACATTGGAATATAAAAAAGTATCAAAGCGTTTTATAACAAGAACTAATGAAGATAATACTACTTCTATAATTTTTGGTAATGGTGTAATGAGAAATGGTCAAGAATTAGGGCAGGAATTTTTAGATTTACAACAGGTTGGTTTAACAATACCAGGTGATCCTGGAAATTATACATTTGGTCCAGATAATATAGATATAGGTTTAGGTGATAGTCAATCTACTTTAGGGGAAACTCCATTTAATACGACATTAACGGTTGTATATAGAGTAGGAAATGGTATAAAATCAAATTTAGGGTCTGATATAATAACTAATATTGACAGTTCTACTTTAACTGTAAATGTTAGTGGAAAAAATTTATTAACAACTAATCCAAATCCATCCTTTGGTGGTTCTGATCAAGATAGTGTTGAAGAAATAAAACACAAGGCACTTGCATTTTTTACTGCACAGAATAGATGTGTTACTCGTGAAGATTATGAGGCCCGTGTTTTAAATATGCCGGCCAAGTTTGGTCAAGTTTCAAAGGTTTATACTAATAGAGGTGATAATTTAATAACAATAGAAGAGGAAACTGATCCAAATTTAGTTAATATATATATGTTAAGTTATGATAAAAATAAAAACTTAAAAGTTGTTAAAAATGAAAGTGATTCTATACTACATCCATTAAAACAAAATGTTATTAATTATTTAGATCATTACAAAATGTTAACTGATGATATTAATATAACAGATGGTTATATAATTAATTTCGGTGTATTGTTTGATGTAATTTCAACACGTTCCGCTAATAAACAAGAAGTAAAAATAAGATGTATAAATAAAATAAAAGAATACTTTAATATAGATAAAATGCAATTTCATCAACCAATTTATACCAGTGACTTAATATACGAACTATCAGGTATAAAGGGGGTTCGTGCAGTTAATTTAGTTCAAATTACACAAAACTTTGATTTATATGACTATACATATGAATGGGGTGGTAAACCTTTATATTGTAATGATACAGAGAATACTATTATTGGTCAATGTAACGAGTTAGGTGCTGGATCACAATATGGGTGGAAGTATGATTTTGAACAATTTTATAATCCATCAGGTGTGGGTTATCAAAGTAATGGTATTATATTACCTTCAGTTACGCCGGCAGTATTTGAATTAAAAAATCCAAATCAAAATATAATAGGAGTAGTACACTAATGCATTATTTTATATACCCAACTAAAGATTCATGGATATCAAGTGGTTCTAATAGAGTAACTTTGAAAGATGAGAAAGATCAAAATTTCGGTGAAGATCAAATTTTAGAAGTTAAAAAAGTATTTTATAATCAATCATTTGATTATCCAACTAGATCTCTTATTCAATTTGATTTAACTGAAATTTCAAAATCAATTGTAGATGGTTCTATTACCAATCCTAAATTTTATTTAAGATTATATGAGGCAGAAGGTAATCGAGAATTATCTACTGAATATAAATTATCAGCATTTCCAATATCAGAATCCTGGGATGAAGGTACTGGTAAATTTGGTGATGATCCAAAGGTAACAGATGGTGTGAGTTGGAAGAATAGAAATGATTATTTAGGTTCATCTCCAACTACATGGAGTGGTTATTCTGGAGGTACATATTATAGTGGAAGTGGATATCAAGCTTCTCAATCATTTTCATACGAATCTCCAGATGTTAATATGGATGTAACTGATATTGTAAATAATTGGTTGGGTGGTTCTGATAAAATAGATAATAATGGTTTTCTTCTAAGATTTAGTGGTAGTCAAGAAACAAGTGATTCAATTTCTGGTCAATTAAAATTCTTTTCAAGACAAACTCATACAATATATCCACCAAAACTTGAAATAAAATGGGATGATAGTGTCTCCGCTACAAATGATAATACAGGTAGTTTAGAAGAGTTTGATGTTTCTGGTGTTTCTGATAATTATTTATATATGATTGGGTTGAGAGATAAGTATAAAGAAAAAGAAAAAATTAAATTTAGAGTTGGAGCAAGAAAAAGATATGTACAGAAAACATTTTCTACTTCTGTTAATACAATTAGTGGTTCATATATTCCAGCTGGAAGTGGTAGTTATTCAATAATTGATATAGGAACTAATGATACTATAATACCATTTTCTGATTATACTAAACTTAGTTGTGATTCCACATCTAATTATTTTATACAGTGGATGAACACATTTCAAACAAATAGAATATATAAGATTATTTATAAAGTAAAGTATAATGATGGACAAGAGGTAATATTTGATAATAATTTTGAATTTAAAGTTACGGGGTAAGTCATATGGCAGTTACAACTGATAGAAATCAAGTCAGAGAGAGTGTAGTAGATTTTGTAATCCAAAAAATTTTAGATATAAATACTGGAGAGACAATTGATATAAATCGCGGTTCTATAAATCCCAAAGTTATTAGGGGTGGACAAATAGTAAATACTGATAATGATTATAGTTCTAATGAGAAACGTGTTTTATTTTCCAATGATTATAAGGCTATTTTTGGTTATCCTGGTGATTTTATAGATACTTTGATTGATAACTGTTATATAAATGAAGATGGTACTTTTGAAAATCCAGATTGGAGTGTAGCGACTATAAGTTATGATGATGGTGCAAATACATTAACATTTGATAATTGTACAGAGACTTCACCTGGTGGTTCTGGTGATAGTCCAACAGGTGTTACAGTTACCATTCCTTGGGAATATGTAAATTCTTATTTAAGTCAATATGTAACCTTTTCAACAGGTTCTATAGATATAGATTCAGTCAGAGCAGAACAAGTATTAGATACAAACATATATGAGTTGTTACCAACTACGGTTACAAAACAACAAAGAATAAATGCATGGTTTAACGAATTTTATCAATTAATTGGTGATATTCCTCCTTATAACTTAGATGTGGATTTTGATGGAGTACCAGATACTTGGATTCTTCCAGAAATAACTTCTAAACAAAATTCTTATTATAGTGGAAGTTCGATAATTGAAAATGAACAAGATGGTAATATAGTTAGATTGAATAGACATGCACAAGGAACTCAAAATGAAGGTCAAACTATACAATATTTAAGGGATCAGTTAAATTTACATTTAACTGATATTGATAAAGCAGTTAATCCATCATTAGAAGATAGTAGACCTGAATATGAAACTAAATCCGATGGATATCTTAAAATTAGAAATTTAAATCAGAGTATTTTAATTAGAAATGAACAACAAGATGATGTTGGTATAATTGGTCCAGATGTAAATGATCCATTATATTTGAAAGATGGATTTACTGTTGGAATGTGGGTTAGATTTTTAGATAGAACAGGTGGTGGTACATTATTTAATTTTGGAAATCCTGTTAGAAGTGAAAATCCCAGTGGATTTAGATTGGAGACTTATACTTTACATAAGTATTCTAAAATGAGGCCAGATAAAGAATATACTTGGGATGAATATATCAGAAGTCATACACAAGGTTCTGATTATCTACATCCAGAAATTGAAACTAATAATAACTATTTTGATGAAGAACATGATTTTTTCAGAGACGGTGACTATGAAAGATTTATAAGATTAATGGTAAGAGAGAGTAATAATGTTGTCCGAGAATCGAGTGTTGGAACCAGAAGATTTAAAGAAGGTTTATTATTAACAAGATTAAATATGTCATTAATATCTAAAATACCAAGTAATGGTGAATATCCGATAATTTGGCCAGAAGATCAAGCAGAAGCGGATTCATTTTATCCAAATAGATTATTAACATATACTAGGGTTCCAGTAGATTTTAATGAATGGTTTTATATTGTAGCTACATATAATCCAGATATTGATGAAGATGGATCACATGCATTTGCAGATACATACGCACCAGATGGTGTTAATACCTTAAAATATTTTAGTGAGTATTGGATGGGTCATGTTATTCCAGAAAGTCAAGTCCCGTCTGAAAATCAATTATTATCAAATGAAAATTTAAATGAAAATATATTAATAGGTAAATATGTTCCTAGATCTGAATTTGGTAATAGATGTAAAGTTGAAGTTATATCAAGGGGTCAATTACTACGAGGATTAGGTTATAAATCTGATATTGGAGATATAGAAAGTGATACCCAACAAACTGTAGGTGGTTAATAGTTTATTATGAAAAATAATAATGATGATATTATAAAATCAAAAATTGAAGAAGGCATAAATTCAAAGACCTTTATTTCTGAAGGTGATAGTGATCGAAATTGTGTTCCTGCTTCTTGCGCTTCAACTACACCAGAAAATTGTGAAAATGCAACTATCACCAGTATCCCTTGTAGTAGCTGGGATTATTATGTTAATACTGGTATGGTCGGTTGTGAAGCTCCCCTAAGTAATTGGATAGTAGGGTGTAGTGGTTGTACTATTGGTGACTTATGTCCTGAAGTATGTCCGGATTATGAAGGTGCGTTTTGCAGTCCTGATGACGGTGAACCACAAGAAGTAGAAGGTTGTACAGATTCTTCTGCAAGTAATTATAATCCAGATGCAACTGTAGATGATGGTTCGTGTGTATTTATATCTGATTATGAAGGTCAAGTTGTAATTGTTGAAATACAAACAAGACCAAATAATTCTGAAACTAGATGGGAATATATAAAACTTTATAATACTACCAATTTACCAATAGATTTAACAGGATGGAGTTTTGTAGGAATTGATGACCCTATTGATGGTGGTTTTTGGAACTCAGTTGCAACTGATTGGGTAATACCTGGTTATACAACATCTGAATATACTTCAGGTGATAGTGATGGTATGAGTG